GCGCTGGTCCCACGCCTCTTTCGATTTCGCAATATCGCTGTGGCCCATCTCGATATTGCCGGTGCGCTTCAGGTACTCGCGCCACTGCTTCTTGCCGCGAATGCGCGTCTTCCCGCCAGGTATCGCGAATTCCTCGAGGTCGCCCTGCACGTGAAGACGGGCCTCCGGCTCACGGTCGAGCGGAATCCAATGGCCTTCCTTGTCGGCGACGAAGCGCCTAATCAAAGAACCCCATCAGGAAAAGGATTTCCTCGTCTTCCAGTTCGCGTTGCAGAGACTCGCGCAGTGCCGCAATCTCTTGGGCGATGCGAGGATCGGTAATCGAGACTTCATAGAGCGGATTCGCTAGAGCTTCGACCGCTTCCGCCGGCGGCGCGAAGGGTTCGGCCGCGACGGGTTCCGGCGCAAAGGTCGGTGTGGCGGTCGTTCCGGTAAAGTCGGGTTCCGGCTGCTCGGGCGGCACATGCGGTGCCATCCACGGCTGCGGCCAGATATCGGGTTCTTCCGGCTTGCGGCGCTCGAGTCCACCGTCCGGCGCAATCGCGACCGCTGCGGCAACTGCCGCTTCTTCGGTCCAGTATTGGCCGAAGGCCAGTCCGCCGAACATCAGTTAACGCCAGAACTGTCTTCCTTAATTCCCGTGATGCGGCCATCCTTGTCGCGGATCACCTTCTTGTTACGCGGACGCTTCGCATCGGCGACCAACGCATCCAGCCGCTTCGTGATATCGGGCATCGACTTCTCCATTGCCGCCGCCCCGTTCTTCTGCTTGTCGGCGTCGATCTTCTTGTCCGTCGTCTGAATCTGCGACGCGGCGCCGATCTGCGCGACCGTAATCGCGGTCTCGGCCTGAAGCTGCGCCTTATACCGTTCGGTCTCGTCCTTCACATTCTCGATGGCGAGCTTTAGCTGACCTTCCAACTTCGCTAGTTCCTTCTCCTGCGCAGCCTTCAACTTCTCCAGTTCGGCTTCCTGCGCGAGTTTCGCCTGTTGGGTTTCCTTGTCGAATTGCGCCTTTACCGCATGGGCCTGCGTTTCGACCTGCGCTCTCAACTTCTCGGCTTCCATCTGCGCCTGCGCTTCGATCATCTCCGGCGACGGTGGCGGGTTCATCTGACGCTGGATTGCGTTCTGCTGGACGGCAGCAATCGACTGCTCAATGGCGGCTTCAACCTCACGGCCAGCCTTGAACCGGACCACCAAGGTCTTCAGCATGGCCTCGGTCATCGGCAACATCTCGGGAGCCTGCTGGATCACCGGAAGCGCTTCTTTCAACAGCGTGCCCACAGCGGTAATCATCTCGACCGCTGCCGCCTTCTCGGCCTGGTCATCCAGTTGCGCCAGCGAATCGCTCTCCACCGCAATCTTGAAATCGCGCACGGTCGAGTTCTTCAGAAGCGCGAAAGCCGCGGCTAACTTGTTCGGGTCTTGCCCGTCCGTTGTCCCGTCGATACCCGACATTTGCCGGATGACGTCGGGCGGGTAGAACTTGCAGATGATTTGCGCTTTGAGTTTGAAAACATCCGAAGCAAAACGCGCCACTTCCTTCTGAGAATTGCGAAGACGGAGCGAACCAAACTGAACCTTGAATTCCTGCGCCCCGAGCGTTTCTTCGGCTTTCGTCGATCCTCGAACAATGTCGGAGATCCCACAGATTTCATAGATGGTTTGTTTGACCTGTTCGCGGGCGGTAATCAAGGCGCCGAGTGCCTGTATCTGCGTCGTCAGGTCGAGAAGTTCAACATTCCCCTTCAGGCCGTTCTTCTCCGAAAGCGCCATCCAGTTGTCCACACCGAACATCTGGTTATCGACGCCTTCATGAAGCAACCGGCGCAACTCCGCGAATTCCTTGTTGTAGACGCCGACCGCCTTAATCGCTTTCGTGATCTTGGTGATTCGGCCGGTCAGCGAATCCAGTTCTTCGGCCTGATCCTGGTACTCGCAATAGTCGGGAACCGGCACGAGCGATCCGCTTGTGGTCGTGGCATACAACGGCTTGGGACACGGGAAGAACCCTTCCAGCCTCATCGGATCGGGCTTCTCGTCAAGCGTCTTGGGATAGTCGGCGCACACCCAACACACCTTTTTCGTGCGCTTGTTCCAGATTTCCCAGACCTTCGCTTCTTTCCGCGACTCATCGGCGGAAACACGCTCTTTGGTCTTGCCGGATTCGATCTTCTGTTCGGTCAGCGGAACATTGTTGAATTCCTTGCCGAAGCGCTCGACGCCCTTCTCCCTAGTCAGATAAACGGCGCGGGCCACCCACCAGACCTCATCCCAGGTACGGGCGGGCGAATGGAGGAAGTCCTTCCAGTAGACGTACTCGACCGGCGAGTATTCCTTATCGACGGCGCCGGGGCCAATGTCGGCCGTATCGAGGCGAAGCCATGCCGTTCCCCGACCCGGTAGCAGCCGGTCTTCGACTGCCCCCGACATGGCCGCCTCGAAACTGGGAAATTGCTCAATCTCGTATTCCAGCGTCCGCTCCAGCATCATCGACGCTAAGCGGCCGACAGGATCGCTGTCCTGATAACGGCGCGAAACCTCGGGCTTTGCGGGCCTGCCATACAGCGACGGACTCAGAACCTCGACGTTGGACCACAGGATATTGAACTTCGTGCGCGTGTTCTCCTGCGCATCCCGTTCGTCGCGGTAACGGGCGACGACCTTATCCCCGCGCTTATCCCACGTTTCAAACGCCTTCTCGGCGTGGGCGAGCTGATCCCGCCAGAACTGACCCGAAGTTTCTGCCGGGGTCGATCCCGATTTTCCGCCGTATTTTTCTGCCAATTTATCCAGCGAAGGCTGTAAAGAAGGTCACGTCCAGAGTGTTTGCAATCGTGGCGTGCAAGATCCCATCGAAGTCGGCGGGAAACGGGTGATACCCAATCGCGGGCGTGATCGTCCCGCACATGACCGTGCCGCCCGATCCACCCTTCCGCAACACGAGCGTTCCGCCTGTCGTCGAGTTCACGTAGAACCCCAACAGCTTGCCGCCCTGCGAGGTGGCGGACCCGGCAACATCCCCCGTGGCCGTGATGTTCTTCGCAAATCCCGTTTCCGTGACAATCATATTCGTACCACCTCCGCTTGTCTGGCTTCCGCCTGCTCAAACAACTGGTCCAGCGTCATGCGTTCCACTGAAGGAAACTGCTCCACGAAAGGCTTGGGCTGCACGATCGCCTGCGGCATGTGCTTGCGCTCCGCAACCGCCAGCATCCGAAACGCATCCGCCGCATGGGACGCCCAGTTGTGAAGCGGCGCTTTCCCGAAATCCTTCTTGTCTTCGTTGTATTCCCGCTGGTACTGCCTTAACGCCTCAACCCCGCCATAGGAATCGGCATTGCACCGATTGTCAAACCAGCAGCGGCCCAGGACCGTACGCACCGCCTGTATCCCATCCTCTACCGATAACGGCGGGGCAATCCCGAGATTGGAAATCCCGAGATACTTCCCTAACTTCTCGATCACCGACTTGCCGTCAGACGCAAGCGTCTTTGCCTTAGCGTCATGCGGTAGCCAGTGACGGCCGTATTGATACCCCCGCTCTTTTGCCCTCGAAATGACCTCACGGGTGATACTCCCCGGCACCCAGGTTTCTCCGGTGAACTCCTCAATAGACCCGCCGGAAATCCCGAAGTGATCGAGAAGCCGAATCTCGTTGGCGATGTTCTGATAGAACCAGACCGAGGTATCGTCAGTTCGCCCGATGTCCCATGCCGTATTCACCGGAAACGCCGGATCAAACTCCACGACGCGAATGCGGCCTTCCGCATCCACACGCGCCATTTCCTTCCCGTAATACGCCCCCAAGATCGCCGCATCGAAAGAACACTCATACTCCTGCTGGTACTGATCCTCCGACAACTGCTTCTGCGCGGCCACCAACTCTTCGGCGTCCAGAATCCGCGAATCCGACGCCTTCAGCATCATCAAAAACCACTCGTCGTTCCCCTGCGCCTGCCGGTATATGTCGTAAAACTGATTGTGCCCCTTCGGCGTTCCCATGAACACCGCCCAGCCCTTCTTATCCGACAACGTCGGCCTTATGACATTCCCCCACACCGACGGCCGGAAATCCCCGTACTCGTCCATCGCCACACCATCAAATCCCAACCCTCGCATCGCATCCGCGTTATCCGCCCCAAACAACTGAATGGTCGCTCCCGTGAAAAGTTTGACCTTGAGTTCCGCCTGATTCGGCGGTGTGTCCTTCGCCAGCACCGGCCTCGCAT